CATATAAAGCACGCAATGGTTGCTTTGTGTACATGCGGTACATACGGCGCTGAAAATCTTCTGTTGCTCTAACGAATCGCCCAAGGTGACGAATAGATATAGCAAAGGAAGAACGAATGTTTGGATTATCAACATACTCAAGTACAGCATTGGTTGCTTGTTTAACAGAAATTTCAGATATTTGTTTTTCTGCTAGTAATGTTGCTCGCTTTTTAGCAAGAGCCGTATCCATAAATGGGTCGCTTTCAAGCATTGCATTTTCATGACGCTTTACTAGCATTGCTTCATATGGCTTTAACTGTCTAAATGCTTTATTAATACCAACCTTTAGTGCGGGAAGACGGAAGAAACCTGTAACTTGATGGTCCATAAGTTCCATAATTGCGTTAGGGAACTTGTCCATCATCTCGCCAAAAGTCTGAACTTCCTTTAGTCCGTCAAGGTCTATTGATTTTCCATTAATAATAATGTCGGAGTTAATGTAGTCTGTGATTGGACGGAATCCAACAGTTGCTTCATCGAACTCAGCGTGAGTTAAACTTGCTACAGCCTTTGACCATGTGCCTTGATAGCCACGGTTAAGCGCATCTTCAACTTTAATAATTTGTTTTTCTTTAGTAGCAATTAAATCAAATAATTTTTTATTATAAGAGTTGACGTTAGCACTTCCATGAAATGAAAAACGCATATCAGCCAGCATGTCATCAACCAACATACGTGCAATCTCAGCATCTCCATAGCCCTTTTGACGCAGCCCAACAACCTGAGAGAATGGACGTAATGCAGCATCTGTTATTTCTGCTTTATCGCTAACCCAGACTCCAGTTGCATTATCGTAATAGACTTCCATTTGCTTTAGAATATCTTTACGAGCCATCTCAAAGTCGTTTCTTGTCTTTAAGGCATTATGTCTAAAGAATGCGCTTACTGGACTAAAGTAACGTCCTTCTGAAATTTTGTATTCATTAAATCCAAAACGTAAATTAAAGTTACGCCACATAATAACGCCAACTTCAACTTCAGATAATTTTTGAACCTCACGTGGTGTCCAGTTTCTACCTAGTTCGGCTCCATGTTCTTTTAAAAATAGACTAAAAGAGTCTAACCCAAAAGTAGACTCAAAATAATCTGGAGAAACCTTTCCGCCAAGAATAGACTTAGCAGACATAGAGTTAATTACTGCACCACCAAAGTTTGGTTGATGGCGCATTACTTTTTTAAGATTATTCCATGATTCTTTTCCCACAACACTTGGATATATATCCTCTGCTACGGAAATAAGGGCTTCACGCATTTCCATATTAGAAATTTCAGCAAGTGGGACATCAATCCCAAGTTTTTCTTCTAAAGCCTCTTTAATTTGAAGTTTAATTGCTTCACGTTCTGGTGCTGGAATAGCATCACGTGGGTCAAGAGGTCTACCATTGGCACGTTTAATACCAAACTTGTTGGCAAGCCAAAAGAAACCACCCTTTACTGGACCAATACCAGCACGACTACCAGTAATTGCAGTTAATGCTGCTAACTCTTGGTCAAACTTGCTTGCACCAAGAGCAAAAACAGATTCTGCTTCATTAACAAGGGAGTACATTAAACCTTCGTCAACATTGGTACGCATACCAAGACGTGGAGCAAGCGTTCCAGCAGACCAGTAATTACTATAACGAGTAGCCATTGTGCTACGTGTTACACCACCAAATAAATTAGCAGCAGCACGTGCAGGAAATGTTACTTTATTGTCTGGAAGTCCCTTACCAAGATTGCGAACCTTTTCGTAAGAAGACAAACGATATAATTCATCGTATGGAAGTGGTGCAATACCCTTCTTTAACTGCGAACCATGAACAGCACCATTATTTATTAGATACGGAATGTTATTTTGTGTCTGATAAATTGATGGATGCAGTAAATCTGCCCATTCTTCTGGGAATGGGGTATTTGGTGCAGCATGCAAAGTAGATGTATCGTTATATGTTTTCTCTAAAACATTCAAAGCATCATTATCTGATATGCCAAGACGCTTCATAAAAGCGTACTGCATATTACGAACTACGGTTAGTTGAATATTTTCTGGTTGGTCAATAAGCCATATAGTTATAGCATTTGCCATATCATTTGGCATTACTGCTGCTGCTGTACTACGAATAGCATCTGCTGTTTTAGCAGAATCTTCTCCCCAGATAATCATTTCTGGTGAACGTTTGGTAGATGTACCCATTTTAAATAAAATCTGACGTGCTTTAGTAATATCTTGTTCTAATTTAAGTTCATCAACAATACGAGTATTAACTAATACGTTATCTTCATCAGCAACACGGGTTAAAGTTTCAATTAAATCAAGACTGTCTTTTTCAGCCTTTGCTAATAGGTCGCCAGTTTTATTTGTTGCTGTTGGATTAAAAACTTGATATGCTGTTTTATGCACAGCGGATGTAAGTAAACGAGTACGGCGAGCAAATGGAATAGCATTGCGTTGGAATGATAATCCATCCACAGTTCCATTAAGCATCATGTTTGTATCATCTACATAAGTAAAAAATTCACGTGCAGATTCAGCATCAAAGGTTCTATTCTTTACAAGAGTCCTAACAGTATCTACGTTATACCATTCTGGAAAGTCAAACTTCATTGACTCTAGAATTTTACCCTTTTCATAAGGACCCTGTGCTTCTGCAAAAGATTTTAATCGTGGTCCTAGTTGTTCATTCCACAATTTTGCAACAGATGGCTCACTAAATACCCAAGCCATTCCCTCTTCAACGCCACCACGTTCTGCTACAAATTGATATTGTGCAGCAAGTTTTTGACCTTTAGTTTGAAATCCACCAAAGCGAACATAGGCTTCTCCAAAACTAGGCTTGTATCCTCCAACACCTCTAATTGCTAACTTACCAGCAGTACCTACACCAGTATAAGTTAATGGGTCAGCAAAAATTTGATATAAACCATCTATTGGACCAGACATTAGTTTTTCAAATTGACGTGCACCCTTTTCGGTTCTAAGGTCAATACCAATAAACTTCCACATTTTGTAACCAATAGAGTTATCTTGAATCTGCATAAGACGTGAAACAGATGGAGATGCATCGCGACCTGGAGAAACCTGTGCATCTTGAGATAGTTGGTCTACAAGGGTTTGAAACTTTTCTGGATTGTCTCCTGCATACTGAATTGCTTGTGCAATGTCATCATCAAAAGTTCCGTATAAACCAATTGACTTACCAATAGACTTTTTTTCAGCAGTCCCACGGGCTAGTGTTGTTAAGGCTTTGCCGTATTTTTCTTCATACTTTGCAACTTCATCCCACTGCCATGAGTTTGTACCATTGTATGCATCTGTTAAAAGTTTTTTTGAAAAGTCCGCGCCTTGTCTTTTCTGTTGAATTGCTTGATATGGTATGTTGATAAGTTTTCCATATCTTTCAACCATTTTAAAACCTTGTACAAGTGGTGATGCAGCAATACCAATAATACCTTTAACTGGAGCCGCAACAGTATCAAATGCTTTTTGATAAATAGTTTTTTCTGGTCGAAAAATTTCTTCGTCAGAAAATAGTGTATAAATATTATTTTTAACTATTGGGTCAAGTCCAAGAAATTCCTTACGTGCTTTCTCTTTTGACTTAGAAAGAAGTTGTTGTCCAAGTTTCCAACTGCGAGCCTGTTGGTCTACAAGACTAGCATCTATTTCAGACATGCCAATGTTGATTGCAGTCTTATAAAGGTTAGGACTCATTTCTACTACAGCAGAACTAAGGTTTTTAAGCGTTTGAGCCATTAAAAACCTCTTTGTAATAGAGTATTATAAATAAGTTCTGAGTCTCCAGATGGGTCATTTTCTGCAAGTCGTTGCATAATTGTAAGAATGTTTGGCTCTTGATTGGGAAGTCTTAACGAAGAACTTCCTGGACCATCACCAATATCAATACCAGATGTAATAGGCTCATTTGGGCGAGAAGTAGCAGCCATTAATTCTGTTGGCATTTCCATTTGCACTAGTCCTGAATTGCCCATTGCGCTTCCGCTCATAGGGTTACCAGCCATAGGTGCTGCTAGTTGGTTTGAATAAGTTTCTTGTCCTTGTCCGTATGGCAATCCAGAGATGTATTTTGCTCCTTGAGTTGGACCGCCGTCAGTGCGCTTAGAAAGAGCGCCAGGGCCTGATACTGGTGCTGGGTTAGACGGCGCACGATAGCCACCAGGACCTTGTGGTGCAGTTGTCATTACTCATCTCCTTCTTCCAATTCATCATCTTCATCTGCTGGCGGTTCGCCAAAGGATTCTTTATTATATTCTTTAGCCATACGCATCATGCCGTAAGCATTCCAGGGTGTCATTGAATCTGACACTTCTGTATGCAAGTAACGAGTTCCATCATAGTCTGCCCATTCTGTAATTATTAACCAGTTAGCGCAGATGTAGTTAGACCCTTCAGGGTCTTCCTCTATTAGAACTCTTAGTGCTTGCTCTATCTTCTCCCTGAATCTATCACTCATTTTGCGTACTGAATCTTTGTTATAATTGGTGCACTTGTGTAGATGTCCCACATGCAAGCAACTTCAATTGCTCTATGAATTATTTTTTCCGCTTGTTCTGGAGTTTTTGCTTTATTAATATGCAAAGCCTCCAGAACTCCCAAAGCAACATCGCCACCGCTGCCACCATAATAAATACCACGGCTATCACGGTCCCAAGAATAATCTTCAAAGATAGGGTAAATAACTCCATGAATGCTGATAATAAAATCTGAATCCTGTGCTGCTGCATCCCCGTCTTCTTTCATATCATAACCTGCATCTATAAAAACTTTACGCATTGCAGGTATAAACTTTTGTGTCATAAACAAATCTAAGTCTTCTAACTTAGTTGGCTTAGGTGGTTTCCATCCAAACTGCAAGATATTAGAACCACGACTAGCACCAGAACCAGCAATAAGATAACCATTGTTTTCGGTAATCTTATGAGTAGCAATCGTCATAGGACGACCACCTTCATCGGATGCTCTAGAATCGCAACCGATTACAGACCATCCATCTCCTTGATAAGCAGCAAGTGTTGTCATTGTCCCCTACTTAGTTATGCTTGAGTTACTGTACGTGCCGATGCATTTGTTTTACCGCTCATTGAGAGGCTAGAAAGTAAACTTTGTAGACCTTGCGGTGGTTGAGAGCCACCTGCTGGAGCCGCGGTGGGAGCAGGGGACGGTTGCTCGACCATAGGTGCTTCTCCAGCAGGTGGTAATTCTGGAGCGAACACGTCATTGATTGCGTCCTCAACCTGCGTGCCCTTCTGTCTTAATCGGATTACTTCTGCAATCTTCTTAACAATTGCAGTTGGGTCTCCGCCATTAGCAATAAGTTGTGGAATTGCTTGCGCTGAAGCATTAAGAGATGAGATAAGCGAATTACGCATTTCCTCAACTTCTATTTTTTCCTGCTCCTGAGTTACGTTAACTCCAAATGGCAATTCACGCATTGCTAGGTCCTTGGAGATTAACTTACCGCCAAGGGCCTGCAACATAAAGATAAGTCCCTGCGCTGGATTAAGACCAGCCAACATTCCATAACGAACATCTGCAGAGTAATCTCCCTTAATATCTTTTGAAGGTAGATACTCAATTGCATAAGGACTACCCGCATCAATACCACGAATGGATTTTGTTTCATTAAAGATTTTTTCATCCACTTCAAAACAAAGTGAGATAACAGTCTTTAATGTAGATGCAAGAATAGCCTGCGCTGATTTAACCTGTGTATCAAATCCACCCATAAGGGCTTGAACACCTTGACCAGTAATGATTGAAGCATCAAGATTTCCAGTACGTGATTCAGGATAGCGTGTACCCATACGCAGTTCGTTTTGTAGAACTGCTTGCTCATTAAATAATGAACCAGATACTGGTAGTTCAACTCGGCGTACTCCCGCAGGATTCTTGGTGCGGATAACTCCGTCACCACCGAATTGGAACTCGTTCACATCGTCAGGAACAATCAATGGTGACTGAACGGCCTTCTCTGTTGCTTCCATCGCAAGTAATGCGAATCTATTACGAAGCAATTGAATGCCGAGTACATCATCAAACTGTCCACGCATCTCTCCATCAACGGTTGGTCGTCTTGCGACTACAACCATTAACTTGCCAATAGGATTCTTAGCACGGGAGATAACGAGATTCTGACGTTCTGGAACGTAGATAATAGATTGATGCTGGTCGTAGTAACGAACAATCTCAAATCTACTATTCATGTCTTGGTCGTATCCGTCACGACCAAGTAAAACGTCAGCATGCTCTGGGAATTGAGAAATCAATTCAGCCAGTGGCATGGCATAACGCTTAGCAAAAGCAACGCAGCGTCCGTAGCGGTCAAATTCAGGATACGCCCCGACAGGACTTTCTACGCGAATACGCGGCAACTTTGCTTCAGTGTCCAATTCAATAATGAACGGAACAAACCCAAATGTTACATACCAATCTGCTCCAGTATACATCTGGACTTGCAAATCGGAATTATAAAAATAGTTAGCAGCAATACGAGTACGGTTGTCTGCTGCTTTACGAGCACGGTCTTTAACTTGGCTAACTACTGAGCAGTTAACCGCAGGTAACGGAGCCATAACTTCAGATAAGTCACGGGCTACAATGTCAACAAAGTTGGCAACTACGTTAGCCTCAATACCTTCTGGAAAGAAATCAGGATATACGCTAGAAATTTTACCTTGACGTACTAGTAATACATCTTGCTGACGTGAATCACGGTCACGGGTGCGGTCTTTTAAAGACGCAACACGTGCAAAAATTTGCTTATCAGTTAGCATTATTTACTATTCCTTTTTGCTCGTGCAATGGCTTCTGCAATGGCTTTTCTTTGTGCTGGTGTAAGATTCTTTTTTAATTCTGCTGTACGTTTACTGCGTGCTGTTTCCGCTGCACGGCGTGCACGAACACCTCTTTTTAAAACTGCTAATCTTTCTTCTGGACTTAAACGCTTACGTATTGGTGCATCTTTAGGACCAGCAGGTTTTCTATTAGGACCTTTAGCAATTTTCTCACGTAAAATTCCTTGAATACCACGTGCATCCATTGTACGCATTGCTGCTTTTTCTTCTTTAGTTAGTTCAGCAAATGCTTTCCTAATGGCAGTAAGTTCATCTTTTGGAGGTAGGTCTTCTCTTACTTTTGGTGAGCGTTCTACAATAGTGTTTCCAGTTCGTGTAGAACGTGCTGGAATACCAAGTGTACCTTCTGGATAAAACTTGCCACGAATTGTTTGACCTTGTGGTACTTCTTGGTCATCTACATCGCGTTGACGTTCTGCACGACCTTTATTCTTGTAATCTTTTTTACGCATTTCTTCTTGCGCATTGCGCTTACGGCGCATTTCTCTTTGAGTACGTGGTCGTTCTTTTAATTCAGTTGTTTTACTTTTAACTGGAGGCTTAGTTACAGATTTCTTTCCAGCAATTTTTCTTGGAGCATTACGTGCAATGCTACGTTCTTTGGCTGCATCTCTAGCAGCCTTAATTTCTTCAGCAGTTCTTTTAGTTGCTGGCTTTGTAGACTTAACAGATGTATCTACTGGCTTGGTAGCACGTTTAATTGGTTTAACTACTCTTGCACCACTAAAACCTTCTGGTGGTCGTACTCGTCTTGCAACTTTTGTAGAATCAACTGGAGACAGTGGACGTTGCTCAGCAAGTTCTGCTTCTCTTTTTCTAGTTACTGAACCTTTTGTTTTTCCAGACTTTGGAGCAGTAGTTGTAAGTTCTTTTTTCTTTGCAACTCTTGCTACAGTCTGTGCTCGATTACGAGCCATAACAACTCTGGCTTTTTCTGCTGCAATCTTTGCTGCCTTTTCAGGATTCTCTGCAAGCATGCGCTTAGCCATTGCTTCAATAGAGCCTTCGGCTGGTGACTCTCTATATGCTTTATCAAGTTTAGGGTCAGAGTATTTAGTACCCTGATACTCATATCGCTTAGGACGTGTTTTAATTCCCTTGTTTGCTAAAGTCTTAGCAGCACGGGCTTCGTTGCGAACAACTAGTTCAGCAACTTGACGCTTAGTTAATCCTTTTGCGGCAGCAGAGGTTAATGCTTTTTTAGCAGCAGTGGATACAGCAGCGCGGGCAATAAGAGATGCCACGCCAGCGGCTATCAATGGTACTGGCATCTTTACTCCCTATTTCTTTTTTGCTGGTTTAACCTGATTTTTTAATTTTTTTAATTGAGATAATTGTTTTACATTTGTTGCGTTAATAGTTTTTGGATTTACTCTAACTACACGGGTAGTTTTTGCACTATTAATTCTTACAGTTTTACCTGCGGGAATTTCTGGAATACGTGCTGGTTCTTTTGCGGAAGGCACTGTATTTTTTGCTATTTTAGAATTAGCAACTCGGCGCGCTTTTGCTTTACCAGCAGAACTACCACGCGCTGGTGCACCGCGAGAAACACTACCTATGTAATCTTCCCACGCTTTTATATCGTTAGGTGGATTACCAACTTGCTTACGAGCAGGCTTTACCTGAACATTAGACTTAGGTGTAGCAAGAGGTGGCTTGCTTTTTGCAGATTTTAGTGCAGCCCTTGTTTCTGCTGCTTTTTTTGCATTTCTACTTAAAGCAGCAGCAGTTTTAGTATTTGAAGCAGTCTTTTGTGCTGCGTACTTTGCAGCAGATTTCTTTCCTAAAGTTGCTTTTACAACTTGTTTACCTGCTGCTTGCGCTACCTTTTTTGCTGCAAGACGTGCAGCAATTGCTGCTGCTCCTGCTGCTATAATTGGTACTGGCATATTACTTACCCTTTGCTTTTTGACCAGAGCGTGTGCGCTTGGCACTTGCTGGTTTAGGTTTTGGATTAGACTTCTTTGAAACAGCGTATGCTCCGCCTGCTGCTCCTGTACCAGCAATGCCAGTTCCAGTAGCGACCTTCTTTACAGTACGAGTTGTATTAGATTGCATAGATTTCTTCATGCCTTTGGTTTCACGCTTTGCCATGCGATAAGCAGCAGCGTAAGCCTTTGCTTTTTCACCTTCGCGAATAGCATCAAATCTATCTAACTGACCAAGTGTCATATTATCTGGAACACCCTTGCGTAATCCACCTAGCGGTGGTGTACTTAATGCAGGCATGCCTGGTACTTCTACTCCGCCAAAGCCTTTATCAAGACCCATTTTAATTTTAAAAGCATTTGACTCGCCAACAGTTGTTGAACCATAAGAACTCTTTTTGTTGCTTTGCCTAGCAATTCTTTTGGTTGTCTTTGCAAGTTGCTTAGTGCCTTGTTTCATGCGCTTTGCTTGCCCAATTGTCATGTTAGGAGTTTGTTTTAAATCTGGAGAACGTGCAATAATCTCTTTATCTTTTGCAATTCTCTTAGTCTTGTTAAGAGAGTCAACACCCTTTTTAACAATCTTTCCAGCCTTAAGAAATTTACCAGGTCCTATAAGCATGGCAGCATTGGCAGTTGCATCCTTAAGAATTTTTTTATTACTTACCTTAGGCTTTGCATCGGCTGCTTTTTTAATTGCTTTTGCCGCTTGTCCAGTACGTGCCATGTTAGTTCCTTATCCGAATTGTTCTTGCCACTGTTCTTGCAAGGCAAGGTCTAGGTTTACGCTTCCACGTTTTGATAGTTGAGCACGGGTAGCCCAACGGTTTTCTGAGTATTTTGCTATTACTGTGCTCTGTTGCATTAACTCACGTAGGCGTATAAACGCAAACCACATAGCCATAACGCAGTCAGTCTTGCCTTTGGTATCTGGTTTCCAAGTTATGAGTTGTTGAATTAAAGCCTTGACTCCCTCTGAACCATCAGCGGAAGGAAACTCAATCGTGTTGTTTTTTTGGAATACTCCATCGTGCATAGTGCCGAGCATCGTTGACATAGATGCAACACCGTGGGAGGTATCCCACTTGTTCTTCTGTGTAAAGTGTGGCTTTAAACTACAGCCGTATTGCGATAGCCATTGACGTAAATCTGTATCTAGTTCATAGGCTTTCTGGTGTGCGTTAATTTCAACACGAAACTCATTAGGACTGTACTTGATTGTAAACTCTTCAATCATGGCACGAATCTTTTGCGGCGTAGGCTCAGACATGTTCTCACAGTCCAGCACATACATCTTTCCGTCTACTCGGTTATAAGTCATTGCTACAAATGCAGCATGGCCTCTGCCCATAGCAGGGTCAAAGCCAACAACTGTGTAACCTTCTACATGATTCGGATGTCCCACCACGCCCTGTTTTAACGGACCTCGCTTACGCATACCCTTGGTGCAAGCCTGCACCAGTGCGGGTGGGAAGATGGAATCTTCTTCGACATCCTCCTGCTGATAAACTAAAGCCCAAGTACTAGGAGTTACTTCACCGCGCCGTTTAAACAAAGACGGTCCATCCCACTTGGGATACAGCCCTTGCTCATCGGGTAATTCATCTTCGTCTCCATCCCAAGGATGGTCAGACTTAGGCCAAAGGGTTACCCAGTCTTCTGGTTTCTCCCCATACTCCAATACCGCAGGCATAGCCATGTAAGTAAATGGGCACTTACCACCAGACCAATGCTTCGGATTACGAAGTTCTTTATAAAAATCATTCGCCGCAATTCGTGTCCCTACAATCAACAACTTGCCATTCTTACCCAAACGGGTAATAACTTCTTTTTGTAACCAGTTAATCTGCTTGTCCCACTCGTGGGCATTGGCAGTGGTAATGCAGTCATCCAAGATAATCAGGTCAGCACGAGCACCGTAAATCTGACCACCCATACCAAGTGCTTGGATGGTTGGGTCTTTTTCGGATGAGTCTCTAGCATCGCTACCAAGGTAGACGGTATCTACCTTCCAAGTATCAGCGTCTTGTTTCCAGCCACCCTCAGGTCCATAGGCTGTTTGTAACTTTAGCCAACGTGGGTGGGATAGTCTTTGCTTAATTGCATAGACAAACTCTCGCGCTTTGTTAAGGGTCTTACTGACCACAATAATGCGCACATTAGGATTAAGGGCAATTCGGTAGGTAGAGTAGTTAACCGTTACCACGGTTGACTTGGCATGCTCAGGGGGTACATTTACCAATAAGCGGTTCTGGTCCCCGTCTTCGTAAATCATAGACTCGTGCAGCCATGAAGGTTCGTAACCTTCTAGTAGGTCAATCCAATCTTGATGGTGTGGAAAGACCTGCTGGTTTAAAAATACTTCAGAAAACTGTGAAAAAGAAATCTCATCCTTTGCCACTCCGAGAGAGATGGTGGAGTTATTTTTGGCATCTGCCTTGGCGTCTTCCAAATCACGGGCAAATTTTTTGTCGCGGCTAATCCAGATACGTAAGGTATCTTCCTTATAGCCTATCTGAACCATGGCCCTAGGAGCACCCATGCCCTGGGCTACCAGGGCTAGTAACTTTGCCTTTGCCTCTACCGTTTTTTCGGTACGGGGGTTATTACTTTTACTGAATGTCATCTATGTCCCTTTTGGGCAGAATTTACCCGCTTACAATAGTCTGTTATACAGCCTGTTGTAACAGACAGTAGATACAGTCTGTACGCAAGGGCCTAAAGCCCTTGCTATAGTATCGGCAATAAATTGCCTCTACTATATATTAATCCGTTCAAACACCCATTCCGAACACTTTGCAGCCTGTGATTTACATCACAGTACTATAACCGCAGGTCAGACCCTATATTGATAGTACTGGGGCATAGGCATACTGTTGTACGGGAAATATTTAGGTAGAGATACTCTACTGTTTCCAAAAGCAATTAAACAGTCAGGGGTCATTTAGACCCCAGAACTGTTTGCTACCGCTCAGTCTGTACTGTTAGATAGTGCGCTGAGCAGGAGGCTATCTCGGCGCTCCATAGTAAATAAACATTCCGCGCCCCAGTTAAATAAAAATCCTGGCTGGCTGAGGCAGTCGGGCTGTTCCGTAGCATGGCAGTCCAGCAAACTACACTGGACAGCCATGCCTTGGTTTAGGTGTAGTTAAAGGTATTAACTACAGAGAGGAAGTTATGTTCACAACATCTGAAACCATCGTAGAATGCAGAGTGTGTGGGATAGATAACTGGTTGAACTGCGGGTGCTACTACCTACACGGAGGTGAAGGTAGCCTCGGAGATATGAAGAAGGAGTGGAAAGAATGAAGCATTATATTCTAGTCCATGAGTTCGATACAGGGTGTCCAGCCCACTACGAGCACTTCCAAGGAACTGGATTCCCCTGCCCAGTATGCGGAGTTGAACTGGTAAAAGTAGGAGAAGGAGTAGGGGAATGAGCGAACAACAGGGCATATCAGTCACTAATGCCTGCTACTCATGCTACATACTAGATGATGTATGCATGGACTGCGAAGATAGTCGTCTAACAAGAGAGGCGATAGCAGTGCATGAGATAGTAGATGAAGGCAACGACATCTATCGTTATGCTCCTATGTATACCAGCCTAACCAAGATTAATCCAGATGAATCTGGACATGAATGGACAGGCTCAACCACCAGAGTAGAACCGTACTTCGTATGGGCTACTCAGACATGGGAAGATACTCGAGAAGAGTTTCTCCCACCGATTACGGTTATAACTGACCGTATCTTTGAACTCAATATGGATATGCCACCAAACTCAATGGTGTGCCAAACCTGCCACTACACATGCAATATGCATGCTGTATGTCCAAACTGTAACTAACCATCAAGGGCTTGCCCCGTCCCAAGTGACGGGGGCTACGCCCAAAAAACAACTACTAGAAAAGGAAATAACATGTCAAATACATTCACATTCAATGGTTCAATCGTTAAGGCAGTGAAAGATTATACTACAGTTATCAAAGCATCTGTAGTAGACCGCCGTTTGGAATACACTCCAACTGGTGAAATGGCAAGCAAGTTTACTGCAAGCCGTCAGATTACAATCACTGACCCTGCAATCCAAGCATGGGTTCGTGAAAACCTTATCAACTCTACAGAAACCGAATTCGCCTGCAACATTGAAGGCTATATGACCTCAAGTTTCTCTGAGAAAAACGATAAGTGGTATGAAAACCAAGTGGTTACCAAGTTATCACTAGTCTAATCAATCAATCGCGGGTGGTGGGGGCTTCGGCTCTCACCACCCGCACTTTTTCCTGCGGGGAATCGTACAACAGCAGTAGATAGCGAGTCGAATAGATGGTAGACAACCAAAATAATACAGTTTATTGTGGGGACTGCTTAGTTCCTATTAGCCAATGCTCACACAAAAGGAGATAGAAATGGTACTAGATTCAATGACACTACTAGCAATGCTCATTGCTTTAACTACATCTGTAGCAGTAATCACCCTTGCTATCAGACAGAATGCAATACTAACTAAAGAGAACATGAGACTACGCAGGGAACTACGCAAGACCAGACGCACAGATTACTACATGGATACAGACATAGCCAAGGAAGACCTATGGACAACGAAATGAGATACAAGATAGAGTCATTAGATATATTGAAGGCAGAACAAATGAAGATACAAAGAAAGTATGTCGTATCCAACTGCGACAAATGTAATATGACAATCCAAGTAGAACATTGGGACTTGGCACATAGAAACTACTGCATACCATGCGGACTAACTAAGTTAGGAGAAGTTGATGGCTTACACAGTTGAAGAAATAGCACAGTTAAATGAATCAATGGAGGCTGCAATCCTGTCCATCAAAGCAGCCAACAATATTCTAGAAGAAATGATGGCAACTGGACGAATCTATGTGGAGGAATAACCAATGACACTAGCAAGCAAAGAAATTACAAGCATCAAAAATGCAGGTTCAGAGTATGCAAAGAAGTTCTTAGCACACAAGTATGCTTTAGAATACGCTGAACTATACGCAGCATATTGCGCTAACCGTGGAGTAGATACACGGGGCTCCCATAGAATACCACCAGTAGATGAAAGGTTATTAGTAAAAGAATGAGTAAAGAATTACAAGAAGCATTAGACAAAGCAGCCCTAGCAGTACAGCCCATACTAAATGAGATGTTAAAGGAGATAGAAGAAGATGAGTTATGAACCACCACTTGAAGATGATGTGGCACTAGACAAAGACACAGAAGAAAAAGATGATGGTTACCAAGAACCAGACAGGATGTGGGGCGATGAATAAACTATTCGCAATATTTACTGCATGGTATGTAGCATTCTTATCGCTACTACCATGGCAGATAGCACCAATACAGCAGTACACAGAACCAAAACCTACAGAGATGAGCGAGTTCCATTGGACACCTCGTGCTCTAAAACTATATGCAAGACAGTACATGCGCATGGCATACCCAGAATGGAATATGTCTGAGCACCGTGCACTAATGAAGTTATGGGGAAAGGAATCAGCATGGAATCCCAAAGCAGACAACCCAAACAGTTCAGCCTTTGGTGTACCTCAGTTGCTTAACCTTGACCCATCAACGCCAGCCCCGCTCCAAGTTGAGCGGGGGCTGGAGTATATCCAGCACCGTTACGAAAAACCATCAGTTGCTTGGTCGCATTGGCGAAGCAACGGTTGGTATTAATAACAACTAAAGGAGAAAAATGAACAGAGGAATCACAGTAAAACTTCCAACGCATAAAGTAATTACTGCATTGGAAACTAAGTTAGCAAAAGTTGAAGAAGATTATGCTAACCAAGAAGTAAACGAAGCCGAGTACAATAAGGCTTATGCTATATGGCAAAAAGAATTAACAGCCTTTGCTATTAATAATGTTAAAAATGCTACTAATTTCCGAACAAACTATCGTGAATGGAACAGCACCCTTAACATTGACTATGATGTAATAGTTGATGTAATAGATTTGCCTGTTTGCCCAGAGCGTAAGCATAACACTATGAGTCATCACTCATATAAAGATATTGTAGAAGACATTACTAATGCTCTGTCAATTTTACGCATGACAGATGAAACAACAGTTAACGCTTCAACCATGAAGCAAATAGCAAAGTACTTATAACTAAGGAGAAACAAATGACAGTAACACTAGAAGAAATCGAAAACTACTACACCATTCTCTTAGATGAGAACGGCAAAGCAGAACAACTACTAACACAACGCAAGCGTTTAACTGACGCTATCTATGCACAGATTGATTCAGATACAGCACCAGATGATGACCATATTGCAGAGGTAGCAGCAGCAATGCAAAAGGATATTCAGTTGCGTGACTTTGTATTAGGTCTACCATCTGAGCGCAAGATTCAAGATGTTAATGGATACCTTGCATACTTTATGGACTCAGTTCCTACTAAGTTCATTGCACCTATTGCAAGTGTATTGGCTGCAAATCTATATTCTTTAGAAGATGTAGATTCTGCTAAAGAACTTGTCAATACTGCATTAGTTCATAATCCTGGTTACTCACTAGCAATGCTATTGAATCGTGTGTTCAATACAAGTTGGCCATCAGGTGCATTCAAAACTATGACTGAAGAACTACACCCAAGAGTTAAGGAAGGAATGGGTATCTAATATGGGATTAGATATGTATCTCTATGCCCGTAAAGGCATAGCATCTATTGACTGGCAGCCAGAGAAAAAACTCAACGCTGACTACACAATACTAACCTCCCTTATGGGGGCAACAGAATGGGCTTATGACCCAGAAGAACTAGCCTTTGCTCAAGTATCTATTCAAGTTGGATACTGGCGTAAGGTTAATGCTATCCATAACTGGTTCATTGAAGAACTAGCAGGTGGAGAAGATAACTGTCAGACTATTTATGTACCACGCAGTTCTTTAATTGACTTAAAGATTCTATGTGAAGAAGTGTTGGCAGACCACAGTAAAGCGGATACAATACTACCAACAGGTTCTGGCTTCTTCTTCGGAAGCACAGAGTATGACGAATGGTATTTTCATGGTCTTGAAAAGACTGTGAAGATAGTAAGTAAACTCATTGAAGATGTACCTGAAGGATGGTCCTTCGAGTATCAGGCTTCATGGTAAAGAAAGGGACAGATGACTACAGCAGATGTAGTAGTAAAGAAAAACCGCTCAGCCTGGATTAAAGCAGGCGTAGCAGTTGAAGCAATAAGCGCAGCACAAGTAGCAGAACAAGCAGGACTTAACTGGACTGTTGGCTTATCCGATATGCACACCTCAGACTTCTTGCATGTACCTAAAAAGCAAGCAGTCATAAAGAAACAAGATGGAAATGAATCAGTCATTGGTGTAGTGGGTAGCAAGTACAAAGTCTTTCAGAACTCTGAAGTCTTTGGCTCACTAGATGGATTGATTGACTCAGGACAGGCTCGCTATGCAGCAGCAGGTGAGTACGATGACGGAGCAAAAGTATGGATGCTCATGTCATTACCCCGTGAAATGGAAATCAAAGGTGACCCACACTCAGCCTTCTTACTAGCCAAGACTAGTCATGATGGCTCATCATCAGTAGTAATCCGCCCTATCATTGAACGATTGTGGTGTTCCAACCAAATCAATCGTATCTTTAGAGCCAAGAACAAAGCACATACTTATACCCTGCGTCACACACAGAACGCAGTGCTATCAGTATCTGACATGCGAAACTTACTTGACCTAACCTATTCAAGCATTGATATGTATACCAACCTGGCTAACCATCTTATCCAGCGTGATGCAGACATTGCTAAAGCAACCGCATACTTCAAGAAAGTATGGGCATTGCCTACTAAAATTGAGCAATCACCTTTACACCTACTCAGCAAGGGTGAGAAGAATGCTAAGTCCCGTGCCCTCAATGCACGGCAGAAAGCATTTGCTATCTATACAGATAGCCCTACGCAAGAGAACATTCGCAATACAGAGTTTGGTTTATGGCAATCAGTAGTAGAGTATGCTGACCATCACTCTCAGAAAGATGCTAGTATTGCTACCCTAGCAGGGCGCAATGATGGCATTAAACTTCGAGCACTAGAACTACTTTCAATCTAAGGAGAATCGTGTACCTAAATCCAATCACAGTAGACGGCACAACCTACAACTTCACTGAAGAATCATTGAAGGAACTAATTAAGACAGACATTGCAACTAAGCGCAGGCTAGATGCAGTATCTACTGAAGCACAAGAATCATACAGAAAACTAGTCAAGGTACGCAATGAAGTACATGCTTACTTTACAGAAGCATTTGATGGTTCTGTTGATGAAGATGAAACAACTGTTACACGCGATGAGGTTAACGCATTGCTTGAATCAATTGGTTCAGACATGCTTACCACAACTTGGTCTGCAACTGTAGAGATTACAGTTACAGTAACTGATATCAAGGCTACCTCGGCAGAAGAAGCAGAAGATATCATTAGAGATAATATCGAAGTCAGCGGCTACGACTTAGATATTCAAGACCAAGATGTAAATGTAAGCAACATCGAAAGAGAGTAGGGCCTCTCTTAAAGAACCAGATAGTCGCTATCTAACATGTGGATGTTTGTTCATTTCTACCATGTGTTAGACTTGGGGATGGGTGGTCCCGCCATCTGCGAACACGGGACTCTAATTAACTAGGAGAGTAATGCCAACAGAAATCGAAAGAGATAGATACGGACGACCATTAATTATTCCACCCAAAGGTGGCAAAGCAATTGCTTATACTCGCGCAACCACCATTGCTAATAGTTTAGATGATGCCTCTGCATTAACAGCATGGAAAATGCGTATGGCTGCAATAGGTTTAACAAGCAGGCCAGATATATTATTAGCCATTGGTGTAGCAGGAGATAACAACAAGTTAGTCAACGCATACATTGAAGAAGCAATGGAAGTAGCAGGTGCTAGTAAAGCAGCAACAATCGGCACAGCAATCCATGCACTAACAGAAAAACTAGACTTAGGTTTAGAGTTAGGTGTATTCCCAGAACAATGGATGGGAGATATCAAAGCCTACGAACAAGCAACAAAGATTTTAACTAAAATTTACATTGAGCAATTCACAGTGCTAGACAAGTATAAAATTGCAGGCACACCAGATAGAGTTGTTGAATACAATGGTGAACGATTCATTGCAGACTTAAAGACAGGTCGTATTGACCACCCAAATAATATTTCTATGCAGTTAGCAATCTATGCAAACGGGTCCCCGTACATGCCTGACACGGGAACCCGTGGTAAGTGGGGCGACATCAACAAAGACAAGGCAATTATAATTCATGCCCCAGCAGGGACAGGAACTTGCAAACTAGTATGGGTTGACATCAAAGAAGGATGGAAAGGTGTACAGTTTGCAATGAAAGTAAGAAAGTGGCGAGACCAGAAGGGTCTTGCTACTCCATTTGAGCAAGGAGAAGATAGTGCCTAGCACAGAAGCACCCATCAGTATCACAGTTAAGACAGCAGCAGGTAGTTTGGTAACAGTCCGAGCAGAAAGCGGCGAGGAACTAGACCAAGTTGTTGCACTATCAGTACATGCAATCGCATCAGCAGCACAGGAACTGGAGTCGGCAGTGCGTGGTGCATCAGCACCAGCAATGTCAACACAGTCAGTAGCAGCAGCACTAGGTGGCAATATCATTGACACACTAGGGGGAACATCAGTTCCTGCCCAAGAATATACACAGCCAGCATCAGTACCAGTGTCAAACATTGGTGGTCGTGCATGCGCACACGGAAAGATGACAGCAATCCAAGGTATGGGTAAAGACGGAAAGCCATACAAGGGTTACTTCTGCGGTGCACCGAAGGGTGCATTCGACAAGTGTAAGAATCAATATGTTGTCATTCAATCACCAGAATGGAACACATTCGTACCAGAACAGATTAAGTGAAAACACTTAGACGCTCTATAAACAAAGCAGAGGTAGGCGGAGAACCACTCCCGCCTGCCTTTGCGGCGTTTGAAAGAGCAGGAATTATTCTGCGTAGAGCAGAGGTAACTGTAGTTGCAGGCACTCCAGGTGCAGGTAAGTCATCAGTTGCATTGGCTATTGCTGTGAAAACAAAACATCCTACACTTTACTTTTCAGCAGATACCAATGCACATACTATGGCTATGCGTTTGATTGCAATGACGGGCAAAATGCCCCAGTCAGCAGCAGAACTGTTACTTAAAAACAATCCAACAAAATCACATGAGATACTACAACTAAACAATCATTTGTTCTGGTCGTTTGAATCTAGCCCTACACTTAAAGACTTAGATGATGAAGTCTCAGCCTTTGAAACTGTATGGGGTAAGAGTCCAACGCTTATTGTTGTAGACAATCTTATGGATGTGGCAATGGATGGATATGATGAGTTCGGCGCAATGCGTGCAGTTATGAAAGAACTTAAATACCTAGCCAGAGATACCAACGCAGCAGTATTAGTACTACACCATACCAAAGAAGGCTTTGATGGTTATCCATGTCAGCCACGCAGTGCAGTGCAAGGTATGGTCAATCAAATTCCAGCAATGGTTCTAACTATCGGACAGATGAAACAGGGCGAAGACACATACCTATGTGTAGCCCCAGTTAAGAATAGATATGGGCGAGCAGACCAAACAGGTAGTAACTATGTTACTCTCTCGTTTAATCCAGAGTCTATGTACTTAGAAGATGTAGCGGTTAGATACCAACAAGAAGGAATAATAGACTAATGAGTAGTGCAGCCAAGCGCAAGGGTACACAAGGCGGAGAAATCCCAGCAGTTAATTGGTTAAAAGAAAATGGTTTTCCATATGCGGAACGCAGAATTGCGGGCAGTCACCTAGACAAAGGCGACATAGCAGGAGTCAATGGAGTAACTATAGAAGTTAAGAACCATATTAAGTTAGACCTTAGCACTTGGGTTAAAGAACTAGAAATAGAAATGATTAACGACCAAGGTTGGACAGGTGTTGTCCTCCATAAGAAAAAAGGAACTAAGAATGTTGATGAATGGTATTGCACAATGCCAGCCAAAGTATGGCTGGATTTAGTTAAGCAGGCTATGCGTGGACGAGAAACATAATATTGCAGATTACTTAAGATACATCGGCGCAACCGTGCCACCAGAGGGCAACGGTTGGCGCAAAATTAAATGTCCATTCCACGATGATGGTCATGCATCAGCAGGTATAAACTTTGATGAAGGTAGATTCAAATGCCATGGCTGTGGTGTAAGTGGAGATGTATACGATTTAATTATAGAAAAAGAAGGAGGCACATATCGTGAGGCTATCAAATTCGCACAGGCAATTTCTCTTACAGGCAGCGAACCAGTACGCAAACCAAATACACTTAGCAGAAGAGTACCTAGCAACACGCAATCTCTCGGTAGACGAGGCTCGGAACTTCCACTTGGGGGTAGTAAAGGACGCTCTTCCAGGTCATGAGCAGTACTCAGATAGGTTAGTCATCCCATACATCACGCCCTCAGGCGTGGTAGATATCAGATTCAGGTCAATGAATGGGGCAGACCCAAAGTATATGGGCATGCCAGGTGCTAAGACCAGCATGTTCAATGCACAAGTAGTACTCACAGCATCAAATTACATCTGTGTTACTGAAGGTGAAATAGATTGTATTACCCTAAGTGTTAAGACTAAACATCCAGCCGTAGGTATTCCAGGTGCAAACAATTGGAAGCCATTCTATACAAGAATCCTAGATGATTTTGATACAGTAATTGTATTAGCAGATGGCGATGGCCCAGGGTTAGAGTTCGGTAAGAAAATAGGTAAAGAGTTAGGCAATGTAAATATAATTCAAATGCCAGAAGGCCACGATGTAAACAGTATCGTGCATAAAGAAGGAGTAGACTTTATCAATGAACGAATCGCCAAGTGCCTCAATGTCAAATGAAGATAATGTATGGAATTTTATTAAAGACCATCCACGGCTTATAGGTTTACCTATATCAGATAGGCAAGGGCTTGACTTACTCAATGCACTAGGTGATGTGGCAGATATGATTCCAAAAGACCCAGTAATGGCACATAAAATGCTGACCATGATAGCCACAGTTATAGTGGCATCAGTTACAGGCAATGGTAATGAGACCATTGAAGAACTATTAGTAGCGGAAGCAATGTACAACTTCGACACTGAAACTAAGGAGATACTCAGTGAAAGACCCGAATGACTTTGAGGATATTCTAAAAGAACTGCGTGTTATTATGATACGTAAACATGCAGACTATGGGCCGTTAAATATATCCAATGCCCCAGGCGGGGCAATGAATGGCTTGCTTGTCCGTATGCATGACAAGATGGAACGGTTAGAGAATCTTTACTATAAAAAAAACGACACGCCCAACTACGAATCTATACAGGATTCCCTCATTGACTTAGCAAACTATGCAATAATCGGACTATTGGTGCAAAGAGGACAGTGGGAAGGCATGAAATAATCTAATGTATTTAGATGACTACGAAACCATGGTAGCAGCCCTTGCTGTTGAGTACCACCGCAAGTACCCTATAACTGAGCAGTCAGATATAAAACAAGTACTGTGGTTGTGGTTTGTTTCTCATCCCCAAAAATACAAAGAGTGGTCAGAGTTAGAACAGAAAGATAAAGATAAGTTAATAGCCAGGTCTCTACGCAATGCAGCCATCAAGTACTGCGAAAAAGAAAAGGCTAGAAAGATTGGGTATGAAATACTTGACTTGTATTACTACAACCCATCAGTCATTGAGGCTTTCTTACCATCCATCATTGCAGAATCATATGAGATTCCAGTAGCAATTAAAGATTTAAACTACAAATTTTCTAAAGGTGAGAGCAACGATACTAATAACTGGCTAGTGCTGCGTTCAGATATAGCCACTGCTTACTACAGATTATCAGATGCAAAACAAAATGTGCTTCGTATTAAATACTCAGCAGAAAATGTTGAGTGGAGTGACTTAGCAGATGAACTATCTACCACAGCAGATGGTGCACGGATGAAAGTAAAGCGGGCAATCAGTAGTTTGATTAGGAACATCGGCGGGCAAAGGCCATACATTGAAGAAGATACTTTAGTAGAGGCAGATGATGACGAATCAGGAGAGTGATAATGTTAAAGAAATCAGAGAGTTATTACACCCAACGGATTACTCACACGCTATGGATTTGCGAGGAGAATCTATTGGAGATGTTTGCATATGTGGAGGGGATGTATTTCATGCGCTTGTTGCATTTGACGAGGGTGAGATATGCTTTTATTTCCTTGATGGAGAGTGCACTAACTGTGGGTCAATGGTCACACTCCCTTACCCAAAGAACGAGGACAATTACTAATGCCACTCTTTGATTTTAAATGTACTTGTTGTTCAGATGTAATCGAAGTAAATGAAAATATACCCCCAGCCTGCTCAACTTGTGGTGAAAGAATGCAGCGTATATGGTCAGCACCAGCAGTCAAGTTCAATGGTTCAGGCTTCTACTCAACAGGAGGATAGAATGGCAGCAAAAAAAGTAGGTAGGAATAAGTGGTTAACATTTGGTCGTAACTCAGGATTTGGGTTAGGCTTTAATGTATGTAAATATTATGTAAGTTTAGAACTTGGTTTTTGGTATTTAGCATTTGAGTTCTAATGGAGTATCCAGACTGGCAAGGCACACCTAATTGTAGAAGTGTAGACTCAGAGGAGTTCTTTGTACCAGAAGGTAGTTCTACATATAGAGATGTTAATAGGCTTAGTAAAATCTGTAACAACTGTGAAGTAAAACAACAGTGTTTAGATTACTCACTTAAGAATGGTGTATTTGGATACTGGGGTGGAACAACAGAGTTCCAACGCAGGGTACTAAGAAAGAAATTAAAGATTACGGTCAAGCCACTATACTTAGGATACCCATGAGCAAACTATCAGACTTTGATTTAGACTTAGCGGTTGGTCAAGCAGGAGAAGGATTAGTAGAACAACTACTAACAGGTGGTAGTACAGTAGAAGTAAAGACAGATTTGCAATGGAAAGATACTGGCAACCTATATATAGAAACAGTTTGCTGGTCACATAACAACGAGAATTGGTATCTATCAGGGTTGTCCAGCACTAAGGCTGCATACTGGGCATTCGTGTTGGAGGGGGCAACCTTGATAGTGCCAACGGAGGTATTAAAACAAGCAGTAACGGCACGGGGAAGAGCCATTACTTGCAACATACCTCCCAACCCTAGTAAGGGTTACCTTATTAAGGTTGAAGATATATTAAGTACGCTCAGTAAATGACAAAAGACCCCCAGTTCTGGTAGAGATACCAGTTCTGGGGGTTTCTTGTGTCTATGGGGCTGCTAGGCCCCTTAAATCATTACTTTGAACCACGTCCAAAGGATGTAGCAGATGGGTCTAGCCACTTAAGTAGTGGTCCAGCAAAGCCTGCAAGGGCTGCAGCGCCAAGAGTCTTAAGGTCTGTCTCACCAGCAAGGTACAGTGCAATCGCAGCAGATGCTGCGGCACGGAACCATGTCAGTCCGAGTTGCTTAAATTGTTCCATTATTTCCTCCTATTATTGCTTTGCCCCGTGCACTTTGCAACAGGTACAAACTTCAGTCTTATATGCTTTCTTTGCAGGTACTGTAGTCAAACTAGCAATAACCTGATTAAGAGTCTTAGGTTGATTCAACCACCAAAACCATGGAGAAGTATCGGAACCCATAGTAGACTCAATAGAAATATGTAGATGCTTATTATGAGCATTAGTCCCAGTGTACCGTCTGTTTCCCAACTTGGACTTTTCTTTAGACCAGATTTGTCCCTTGAAAATAAGGTACTTAACACGCTTATCTTCTTTAAGTTTTTCAAAAATGTCAACACAATCAATTCCATTCTTAGGGTCATGCGTTAAGTCAACAGCGAGTCCAGTGTTATGGTCGCTGGTTGGACTCTGTTTCAAATGAGCGTTGGACGGAAGAAGTCCATCCGATGCTTTCATACGCAATGGCGCTATCGCTGTGGCTTGTCGAAGGACAGCAATAGCGGCAGGTGTGGCTTTCTTGACTACAGACTTCATTCATCTCTCCCCTTGTTTAACATCATCTGATAAAGAATTTCTACCTTAGCCTCTAGTCTTGTGACAGAATCTTTTAGGCTTGAGCCAGCATTTGGTTTAAGTTCATACAAGTAATGCTTGACTAACCATCTAACAGAGGTAGCAAAAGCAGCCACAAGAGTGCAAACAGATATGGCTATACCAAGCCACTGTGCCGTAGTCATTATACTGTACTCACCACAATCTCTAATATTCCACCAAATCCAGTAGAGTTTTTATCTGGTGGAGTAGTGTTCACCAAACTAATACCAATGATTTGGACTTGGCGACTTTCGCCAGTATTTAAATCTTGCCATGTAACTATGTCACCATTTTCTTCAATGGATTCTAAAGCAACTACACGGTCATATGCCCGTCCTGAATAACCAGTACGAGAATTATTCCTATCTGTTTCTTCATCAAAACAATATACATACTGACTAATAAGTCTTTGTCGTGGTGTAGCAATAGTTGCCTTTGCCTGATAGCCCTTAAAGGTTGGACCTTTAGTACTATCTGTAGCATCGCGGTACATAATAAACTTATAGGCTACATATTCCTGAGCCGTTGGTGGGTTGGAGGTTGTAACCTCCACTGGCGGTACTGCTGAGTCATAGGAGATGTGGTCATACTCATTGCCATCTGAATCTACAGTTTCTAATGTCATAGAACCAAACGTAAAATTACCCCGAGCAAGTAAACGCTTAAAGTTTTTAGGCTCAAGGGTTCCGTATCTAATGTTACCTGTAGTTAGATAGCCAGTTGTTGATAAGACTGTGGCAGATTGAACAGCAATACCATTGCTACCAGAAGTAGTAAATGCTATCTGTCCAGAGTTACCTATAAAATCTACACTTGTAGCATAACCAGAAACGCTATCAAGATAGGTATCTGTTGCATAAGCAAAACGTAATGTTTCAATTTCATTACTTAAATCAATACGATATAAACCAGCATATCCGCCAATAGAACCAGTAACCCATACAAACTTATCTCTAAATGCAAAATCGTAAACGCCATTAGACTCTTCAATAATTAATGGACCGTAATTAATAGAACCATCTTGGTCTGAAATTTCTGCTGCGCGTACGCCCTTGTTAGTGCCAATTATTAAGTAGCCAAGATAGTATTCAATCTTATTTACATACTCACCAATTGGTAATTGTGCTGCAATAACACCTGATGTAAGCGTAGGCATGGCACCACCAGTACTTAATGTAAACTTATAAATAGCCGAGTTACCACCAGCATAACCTGCAGCATAGACAGCAGAACCACCTTCAGAAATAGATGACCATATCCAAGCAGTATTAGGATGTGTGTATAGCGGTGTAGGTAGTGCAAGTGCGCTACCAGTAGCACCAGTTAATTCATAGATAGAATTAGTAACAGCGCCAACAAGGCGTTGCTTAACCCAAGCAAGTGTGGCACGTGTGCCAGTTGCGTAGTACTCGGTCCATCCAGCAGAGGCTGCGTTAAGAGGACCAACATAAATATGGTCATTGTCTGCTATAAATAATCTTGTGCCATCTGTACATACAGCACCATCTAAAATATTACCAAGGTTAGTAGGAGCATATGTTGTTACTACTGTTCCATTTGCTTGAAAAGATTTAATTGTAGTAGAACCAGGAATATATCCAACTACTACATCAGTTGTTGTAGATACTCCAGAAATAATTTTATAAGTACCAGTAGTAACACCAGACATATTGGCTGTCTCTTTAAGTAAAGTAGCCTGTCCTTTAGTCCATACATCTATATTTCTACTGTCTCCAAAACGATAGTGTCCATTCTCATCGTTAGTTGCAGGGTCAAAGAAGTTAATACCAGAACCACTATGAAAAGACATCTGTGAGCGAATCCACCAACCAGTAAGTGATTGCTCACCTGGTTCGGTAGTAGAATCAAACTGTTCTTTCTTAAACGGTGCAGTCTTACGGCCATAGGGACGTTCATTATTTGTGGCTAGAATAAAAGGTAGTCCACCAATAGCAATGTCATAGGCTATGTCAGTGTTCTGCCAGATAGATGTAGAAGAAACTACACCTACGTCTACGGCAATAGAGCGTTCGGCTCTACCATCTGTTAAATCTCTACCAGCCACCGTATCTCCTTAAGTCAGAAAAAAATTAGTTGAGCAGTTTGTATCCATGCTTAGGGATAATTGTTACGAAAGAAGTAACTTGGCTTCGTCTGCAGTCATACCAAGACGGGCAAGTAGGGCTGCTTTAGTTGCTGCTTTTGCAAGTTCTTCTTCTGTTGGTTCTGGAATTGCTTTTGTTGACTCTAGCCAAGCAATTTCTTCTGCTGTCATTTCTCTTTCAATGACCTCATTAGTTTCAACATTGTGTATTTTAATTGTTGGATTAGTCATTATTTAACTCCAAATAGGTAGTAAGTTCCGTTAGAAAATGTTCCTGTTGATGGGAATAATTGAAGTGAAGTAACTGCTGTTCCATTATTAATTGAACCAAATATCATAATAGCCATTGCTCCAGCATTTGATGGATATTGTCCACCGTGAGCAAAGTAGTGTGGCCGACTGTTAGCATAAGTATAATTTGGAATCCTCATAGTTACGCTTGTTGAGTCTTGATAACCTGGAAAATCTCCAAGATAACCATAAGCCAAACCTGACGAACCTGAACCAGTTACTGTTCCATTTTGAATATAAGTATAACCATAATAAGCATTTGTATTACTATTAAAAGTAAATCTTAACCCTGCGCCTGAAGATAAAGCAGTATTTTGTAAATACAAAACAAGGTCTTTGTAATCTTGGCTAATTGAAGTTAATGAAATTGATGAACCTGAAAGTGAACCAGTTGCTAATTGTGTATATCCACCACTTGCAGCCGTAGCCCAAGCAGGCACACCAGAAGCCACATTTAATACCTGACCAGTAGTACCAATACCTAAACGAGCCAAAGCACCAGAGCCTGTTCCGTATAAAATATCTCCATTAGTTGTTGCTGTGCTAATGGTTGGTGTAGTTAGCGCAGGGCTAGTCAGTGTCTTATTAGTAAGAGTCTGAGTACCAGTTAATGTAACTGCAGTAGATGATGGTGCTTTAGCATCCATCTGAGTCTGGACAGCAGAAGTTACGCCATCAAGATAGCCCAGTTCCGTAGCAGATACTGCAGATAGGGCTGTACTAGCATTGGCTAGGTCACGGGCTTTAGTCATATTGCTCCTTGTTGTTTTATATATGATATGCTTATTACACCTAGGAAAGGTATAAGATGACTCAAAAAATTGTATTTACGCCAACAACGCTAGAGGCTCAAAACTTTGATAAACATCCAGTGCCATCGGTTTCTTTAATACCTCAATGGTATAAAGATATAAAACCTTTGTATGGTGATGGAAAGTTCCATCTTACTGAGGGCAGAAACAATCGTACTGTTAAAGCCTGTATGCCATTTTTAGATGCAATGACTGCTGGTTATACTTTAACTCTTAGTGAAGATATTATTGTTTCTTGGTCACCAGATGGAATTGTGCCAATATTTAATTGGCGTTCTAATAGAGAACCAATTAGTTTTCATAACTTAGAACAACATCAAGGAGTTCCAACCCCAGAAGGTTATAGCCCATTTGTAATTAAGTTTACATGTGAATGGACTATAACTCTACCTTCTGGGTACTCATTGTTGTGTATTCAACCTAGCAATAGATTTGATGCACCATTTCAGTTAATTACTGGCATTGTTGATGCCGATGTATTTCCATTAACTATACAACTTCCGTTTTTTATAAAGAATGGTTGGGAAGGTATAATTGAAACTGGTACTCCTATTGTTCAGTACATTCCAATCAAAAGAGATAACTGGGTTTCTTCTGTTAAAAAATATAATGA